CAAGCGCAGTTGAGTGAGTACGAGGGGAGGACATTGCTTCTTTCCTTGGGAATTGGAAGAAACGATTATTTGCACCTTCGTTTTGCACCCAGCGATTTGTTGAGTTTTCGGTAAAACTGCGTCCTCTGCGATAGGAACTTTTTGTCATTGAACAGTCCCCACCCCAGTATCTATAGGCTTCTTGCCATTTGAGACCTGTAGAAGGTGATTCTTTGGCCGCCCATAATTCTAGTTGCTGGAGCGACTTCTCCGCTGCATCAATTACCTGTTGACGTGGGCGAAGGATGTCTAAATACCAACGGGCTAAGATGGCCTGGGTCCGGCGATAAGACCCTGCTATAAGAATCTTACCTTGAGGAGGGGCCGTGAGGATATAATTATTGATCAGAGTCGCGGCGTCGTTAAGCGCGATTTGGATCTTATCGTAGTTGATATCATTTCCTGTAGGGTTGTCAATGTTTGATAACTCTACTGCCTCTTGATATCCAAATACCTCGATAAAATAATCGACTGTTGCCGGATTGCAATTATCCGCCACTCCAAACTTATCTGGGTATGGGGAATTTGGCATAGTATCGGTCTATTCTATATATAGCTTTAAACTGGGGCCCATAAACGCATAAAAAAAAGAGGCCCGAAGGCCTCAGAGGAATATACGAGTTAGGCTCAAGCAACAGGGTTGTTGAAGATGAAGCCGGAACCACACTTGCCATTTTCACCCATGCCGACGAGCTCGAAGCTACGCTCAACGAGGATGTCGCCGGTGAACACTCTGCGCTCAATATTGAAGCGCTCAGGAGTGGCGATAGGATAGCCACTGAGAGTGTAGGTGTAGGCGAAAGCAGGGTTACCATAGTTGGCATCAAGAGCAGGCATGAAGCCGTCAGTAGCTCCTGAAGGATGGTAGAAGAGAACAGCAACGTTGTTGTAGATGTTCTCAAGAGCACCAGTGGACTGGTTGAGCTTGAGTCTGCGGGCTACGCGGATCTCATCAAGACCAAAGATTTGAGCAAGGGTCTTTTCATCCACGAGCACACCACGCTGCATGAAGTCACGGATACGCTTGTTACGCTTGAGGGCGTTGAAAGCGTCAGGTGAGATCACCATCTTGTTAGGATAGATACCGATCTGTGAACGGACCTGTTCCTTGGCTTCGTCCATAAGGACTTCGATGTCAGCGGTTGGGCTGTTGAACTGATCAGCACCACCGTTATAGGTGGAGAGATCGAGAACGTTGTTGGTCTCGTATTGGGCAGAATCGGTCACGATAGTGGCGACCTGAACTTCCCAAGACTGCATGAGGCGGTTAGCAGCGTCCTTAGCAGCAAACTGACGAAGGTCAATTTGAGCAGCGCCATTCTTGGCTTCAGCAGCGATTTCTTCGGCGATTTCCCAGCTGATCGCTTCCTGACGGAGAGCGAACGAACGGGTTCCGAACTCGTTCTGGATCTTCTGGATGTTAGTTCCAGGAGCACGGAGGAACGACTGAGCCGCAAAAGCCTCCTTACCAAAAACGAGTGTACGTCCAGCTCTGGTATTCATAGATACCGAAGGAGCGAAGAATGTAGCTACGCCTTCAGCGTTCTTATAGCCTTGAGCTAGTTGCGTAAGAATAGGGTCAATTACGCGTACCTGATCTAAATTCATCATAGTTAGTTACTCTCCTTTAATATCTATCAAGCACCAGCTTCGTTACCGAGCTTAACGCGAATGTACTGACCAGCAGTAGCATTAACGGAAGCATCGAGAGCGCGACCAAGAACAACACCGGCACCGGCGGTCTTAGAAGCGGTTCCGGTAGCGGTAGCATATACAGCGTCATCTACGCCAAAAGCGGTAGAAGCAGCATCTACTTCAACAATGACGATACCGGAAGTAACGATTGAAAGAAGACCTTGGTAAGGGAATACGCTGGTCTTGAAGGGGGTTGTGGAAGGGTTTAGTTGACCTTCGTAAACGAGAGTCGAACCATCGTCAACCTGGTAGCCCTTGGCGGTGAGTTCACCTTGGCCAGGGGCGGCATAAACGCTAACACCGGCGGCATAAGCACCGGCAACGGGATAGGCACCGTTACGCTTTACGAATCTGTGAGCCTCAACAGCGGTTGTGGTCTGCACGGTTTCAACGTATTGGTGGTCAAAAGACATGAAACGTGGGTCAGTTGCCATTTTTAGTTTACTCCTTATGAGTTATCTGAGATAATCGCCTTCAGGGCAATGGTGTAATCAACTCCCTTGCTCTCAGCATATTCCAACGCCTGAGCGTGGAGGTCGGCTGTAGAGGGGTCGTAGATATACCCATCGGCTGATGGCATGATTGACTTCTTAGCTGCAGGAGCAGAAGCCTGGGTAGCGAATTCTTCAAAGCTGACCATTGAGGGTAGGTTCTCAAGGACATTTCTAAAGAAATCGAATTGGGAAGTTTTGCCTGACTCTGAGAAATTCACAGAGTTCTTATTATTAAGAGTCTCCATGAAGCGCACAAGATCAGTCTTAGGAACGATTTGCTGAGTAAGCTTACCGCCCTCGTAGAGAGTTTCACAGAAATCAGAGATTTCCTTCTCTCTCATTAACTTCTTCTGTCTGGCTAGTTCTTCCTCCAACTCGGCTACCCGGGCTTGTAAATTGCCCTGAACTCCAATAGCGGATTCGCTATGATCCAGAGTTCCTGTAGCCTCTTCAGTGGTGGTCTCTTCCGCCATGTCGCTCTTCTTCTTCTCTTCTTCATCCTCTTCGTAGCTCTTGCATCCCTCACCATTATCAGAAACTTCGGTCTCTTCCTCGGCTTCCTCTTCGGCGTAAGTTTGCTCTCCCTTGGGTTCTTCGGCGCCCTTTACTTCCTCGGAAGTGGGGTGCTCAGCCTCAGAAGGCTTTTCACCTTCCTTGACTGTTTCGCCCATATCCTCGACTTTTTTCTCTTCGTCATCTTCACCTTCTTTCCCTTCTTTTTTGGCCTCAATAGCCTTTTTAAGTCCTTCAGGCATTTCGCCATAGGACATTCCATCTTGTCCTTCCATCATGGAAGCAGCATCGGTTTTAAGAGCTAGGGCCTTAATTAGCTCATCAATTTCATATTCTGAGGCGAGTTGAGCGATCTTTTGATCATCGTCTTGCATGTCTCCAGACACGTCGTCTGTTTCCATCTCAGGACCCTCATCTCCACCATCTTCAGAAGGCTCAGTAGGAGGCATTCCACCATCATCATTACCGCCTGGAATAGAGTCATTTCCGTCGGTACCGTCGGTACCAGCATCCATGCCATCTTCACCATCGGTATCCATGTCATCTCCACCGTCAGTATCGGTGTCATCCATAGGCATATCGGAATCACCTTCGGAATCTGGGGGCATATCACCACCATCATCTTCCATATCATCCGCCATGCTCATCATCGGATCGGTAGGAGGCATTTCTGCATCCATGCCATAATCCATTTCGTAATCAGCAGGAGCGCCAGTTTCTGATACTTTATTTCCGCTATCATCGTATACGTTGGCGCCGGATTTACCACCGCCAATATTGATATTAACAGTCATCCCCCCTTCGGAGTGTTCGATCACCGAAGCAGGAGTTTCTGTTTTGGTTTTTTTCCTAGCCATAGTTTGATTTTTTCCTAAGTGTTCTTTAAACGAAATAGAAGACTCCCCTTCGGAGGGGGTGAATGTGATAGTCTCTGAATCAGAAATTTCAGAAAAAGCGGTTAGCCCTTTAACCGCTGGGATTGATACCAATCCGAGGTGACGAAGGGCTAAGTTCCCAGGTGTGGGATTTGTTTCCGCATCTGGTAAGTAGAAAGAACTACTTACTTTCTTAAAAACTCCATCTCGTATTAGGTTTTCGGCCTTAGGGGTAAGTTCGACCTTACCCCAAAGTTCTTTTCCTTTTCTCCAGACTTTACGTACCCAACCAAGAGCAGGAGTTCCGTCATCTTGATCGTGACCGATAATCAACGGAGCTTCATGCTTATCAGGGTTGTATGTATTAACAACCTGCTCTAGATCACCCTCTGTAAAGACCATTTTCTGGCCAGTAGAGGAGATCTGAGGGCCCGCTCTGAACATCTCGATAAAAACAACCTTTTTTGGTTGTTGAGATGAGAGGGGCTCTTTAGAATTGAGTACGTGTTCTTTCATTTATCAGAAAACTGATGTAGTATTAAGGAGATAACTAAATCTCTCCTCGTTTCTGGAGAATGAATCGCTCAGTTGAGCAACTTGTCCTGCAGGCGTTCTTACAATAGTAACGAGTAGGCGCTCTAGGGTCGGGCTTGTGGCCACGTATACGTCGAGTCTTACAGAACCTCTTTCAAGGTCTTCATTAGCATTGTTAGCCGATGAGCAGACCACAAGATAGGCCTGTTCAGGTCTCGAGCCAAATAGGGCTCCTTGACGGAAGAATTGTCCGCATACCTGAGAGGCAATGGACTTAACTCTTGCGTAGACAGTACCCGCTGAGTCAATCTGCTCAAATAGGATGTCATCAAAGCTACGTCCTAGGACGTCAATGAGAACGTTAAGGATCGCGCGAGTATTAACAAATTTAAACAGAGGATTGCTAGAGAGGGTTCTAGCTCCCCAAGTTACGATGCCGCGGTTAGGAAGTGAACGGATTGGGTTCAGACCTAGTGCATAAGTAACTTCTTGTTGCTGAGCCGAAATCTCAAACTTCAGACCAGCAGCTCCACGAAGTGGGTAACGAGCGCCTGCGGGAGGTTGTTGGAAACCTTCATTGATATATCTTGAGCAGGCAATACCGGCTACATAACTCGAAGGAGCGATATAACGATCATCAAGGTTCTTGACATATGGGGCATAGTATGCGCCATGGCCATAAGGTACTCCAGCGATTGACTTGAGGTAATCAAGTTCATCTTGGACGTTTGTGAGAGAGATCTCATCAGCTCCGCAGTCAATTAGAGCAATATGTTGAGTTCCAACAATTCCCTCGGTAGGACCAAGTTTGCCTTCGGCAGCCTTGATAAGAGCCTGAGTGACTTTAACCCGTTCTTGACGAGCTTCGGCTTTACTTGCTAGATCACCACCGGCCTCATAGGTGAGTACGGTATAAGCTTCAGGAGCAAAAACAAATCCAGGGGCAAGAATTCTTGAATCCATACCCTGCTCGATTGCGTAAACAAAGTCATTTGCCTTAGCAGTCTGAGTGTACTTGTAGGACTCATAACCAGGATTCTGATCAACAGAAACCAACTTAATAACATTAGAGTCGGGTAATCCTGCTCTTGTAGTACCAGGGTTTACAGGTGAGCTAATGCCATTGCGTGAAGTAATCTTTACCTTTAAGATGTACTCATGTGAGTAGAATCCGTTAGGAATAGACTTATCTAAAGCGAATGAAGCTCCTGCAGCAACAGAGATATTTGCTGGAGTTACTGTAGCTGTGTCATCATCTGCTACGTTAGTAACAGTGAATCTAATGCCATTG